TGAATTTAGACACTCTATTGGTTGTACCACTAACCGTACCACCGCCTACACGCAGCCAAGTCCTCTTATACCTTACATAAAGGGAACTATCAGCAGGTCTAATCAGTATCTGTGAACTATCAGCAGCAACCCCAGCAGCCGTATCCTTCGTGGGAATTCCCAACCCATTAACATAACGCACTTTACTACCTGTCTGCTGCCATTGGGCGGATGCGGATAGGGATAAAAGTATTGCACAGATTGTTAAAAACTTTCTCATATTATTGAACTAAAATTATAATTTTCTCACCTGCGAAGAAAGGTACACCCGAATCAACGGTCAAAGTACCACTACCCACCGTCCACACTACACCCGTACCGGGTAATCCACTATAAGCAATCGTTTCAAACGAAGTGCCACCCCGTGAACCGTATATCATTGTCTTACCTGCACCACCCGGTATAGCTATCGAAGTCTCCCCACCCCCGGCAGTATATTGCAGCACCTGTGTAGTTGTACCCTGTATAACTATCCCCGTTGGCGTTACGGTCGTTCCTGCTAAACTATACACACCTGTACCCTGATAACTTACCTGATACGTTGCTATGTCCTTATTTGCGCCCGTAATGGTAAAAGATTGCAGCCATGCTAAACCTGATACTATCACCAACCCTCCTGCAGTACCATTGTCAATAACAAACTTCAGCGATACCAACTCCCGATTGAGTTGGCTATTGAGCATAAACAGATAGGAGTAATCATCCAACACAACAAGTCCATCCGCTTGTATTGACCAGGTGGCTACATCCGGTCTTGATTCCCTAAACCATGCACTACTGATATTAGTCGTTTCCATTGCATCCACCTCTACCGTAAACGTGCAAGTCCTTGCACACGCAATGAGAGTATCGGTCATTGCGATTGAATTGTACCTGTATAGGTTAAGTTTCTGTCCGGTTACTGGTGTCATACGCAATCTATTCCCATTGTTAAATTTGAGCCGCTAATAGTTATCGGAGTGTATATCCTTGCACATACCGATTGTCCCGGTAGCAAAGTTACGGGGCCAAACGCAATTCCATCACACCGGATATAAGAACCAGTCCAGTTAGAACCCGTTAAGTTAGTGTATTGCTTACAGGTTGCAGTTGGTGTTGCCGTTGGTGTATCTATTTGCGTATAAGTCAGTACCGTATTTGATACCTGCATGGCAGTACCTGACAATGTATTGTTAATGTAATCAATGGTGCAAGTACTCATGACAAACCTTGCAGAATTGACATTTACCAAACTTGACGGATCCTCTACCCCGAAATTATGTACCAATCCTATGATGTAATTCCCTGCCTGATTAAACACATTGTAAGAATTAAAAGCCATGTTCACTTGTGGCAAAGAAAGTATGTTAAATATCTGCGAATAAAGAAGGTTACCTAATGTTGTATAGGTTGCAGTACCGCCAAACCGTTGGAAGTTTTCCAATGGCGCACCGCCTAAATTAGCATTGACAATTGATTGAACTTGTGTAGTACTATTTTTCGGAAATGGTAACCCTATTTTGGTACTCATTTCCTTTTTGTACTGATTGGATGAAGTGTTATTGTTTACTACCCTTTTTTCAGTCAGAGATGGTCTTGCAGTTTTTTTGATGTTGGCTATAAATGCCTCATTGATACCGCCATTTGAAACCCTGAATTTAATGGTAAGAAAGCCATTAGCCGGACATGGAAGCGTTGTAATGGTTTTCGTTTCCATGCTTGTACTATTAATGTCATCCTCATAGAAACTTGCCGTTGTACTCCATTCAGTACCCGTTGTTGTCTTTTTGAAATAGTACACGGTAGAACCTGTATCTAATTTAATCTCAACAAGCATTTTACCTGTTACGGCTGCTTTAATCTGATACCCTACTTCAAGTACATCACCCGACCCAACATCTCCACATGAGTTGGCTTGTAGGTCAGTATTACCTGTCCCTGATATTAACGTGGCACCGGATATACCACTATTGCTATTCATTACAAAGCTACCACCCGAACCAATAGTCCGGGTAAAGAAGTCAGGCACTCCACTTGTAATGATTGACATATTGCCGTTCATTACCGTATTGCCCGAATACTCAATGTCACCAGTTAATACAATGGACTGATAACCCTTTGAGATTGTTTTATTTTGGTCATTATTGATGAAGTAGAATGGTGTGGTTGTATCATTCTGCCAGGGTTTATATGTCCTGTTAATGTTTACCGACAACAAAGTATCGGATGCAATAGAACTATCTGTACGGAATACCCTCAATGTATCTCCTGCCCTTTCATTAACGGATGCCATCCACCACTCACCGCCCGATTGGAATATTTGCGCTCCGTATGCCGTTGCAACTGTTTCTAATACCTCATAGCAACTCTTAAATGAGTAGTCATTATTCATCCATACATTTGGCAGGATATAACTATTCCTAATGTGTGAATCGGTTGTAGTTTGGAATTGTGCATAATAATTTACACACGAATTAATGAAGTAAGTTTCAGGGAACTGAATCGAATCAAAGCAATTTTTTAGCACACGAAGTATTGATTCCCCCTCGTTTATGTTTGCGCTTGTAAAGGGGTAGGGAGTGCTTTTAAGTATAGCCAATCCATCCACACAAATGATGTCTATAAAGTTTCTGCCCGTTGTGAATGGTACTTGTAGCGTGTCCATGAAAATAAACCCTTGCCACACAAAATAGGTCGTTCCTTGTGCGAATAGCTTAACGTAGTACTTTTTATCATCCGTTGTGAGAAAGTCCGGTAATGGGCCTGTAAAGTCCGTAAAATCGGCTCTTATTGTTAATGTAGTGGCAAGTATCGGTGAAAATGGATCATCACCGGTTGCAAGGCAGTCAAGTACGAAAGGGGATGGCCCTGTGCCTACTGAATAGGTAGTACCGCTATATCCTTTCTCCCATATTTCAGCTGTATAGGTTAGTCCTGATTTGCTGATTGCTTGTAGGGTATATTTTTTGCCGTAGCTCATGTTAAGTTGTTAATGCCCTGAATGTGCTTGTACGTTTTTGGCTTATAAAGATGTCATTACCTGATATTCTACCCTCTACTATCACTCTGTTACTACCTCCCCCCATCTGTGCAGCCGATGCGATTATTGACCTCATTTGGTCAGGTCTAACGATATGTTCTGTGCCGTGTAACATTACCGGGTAACCGGAACGGGGGCCGCTTACGGTACCACCTTCAGCGAAACCGAGCAGTTTGCCGAGAAGGGAAAGGAAACCGCCTTTCTTTGCTCCACCGGTAACTGTACCACCCATTAATGATGCCCCTACTGCTTGACCGCCTTTGAATGCCGTACTACCTCCCATAGTTAAAGCAGCCATAATGCCTTGAAATATTGCCGCCTTTGCTGCTGCAAGTGCGATGTCAACCGCTAATCTTTTGAACATATCACCCAAAGCAGTTCCAATGCTTTGCCCGTTAATCATGGCATTGAACATTGTACTCATTTGTTGAGTAAGGTAGTTTGCCGTATCTGCTGCGAATGCTTCATCTTTCTTCTGCTTTAATAATTCGAGTGTCATTGTTTGTTCTGACAATGCTTTATTTAATGCGTTGTTTGCAGTAGTAGTTAACTGGATGTTAGTAAGGTCTTTTTGTTGTGGTAAAGTGTTTGGAGTTGATATTAAACCACCTGCACCAAAAATTATATTTTGACTGGCTTTTAGTTTATTTTTTAATGCTTCAAGTTGATTGCTATTATCTAATTGAGCATTGTATTGTTCAAGTGCTTTTTGTGCTTTTATATAAGCATTGATTTCCTCTTTACTTACTTCTACTGCTTTTGTTTTTTTAGTAGTATTTGTATTTACATTATCTGCATTATCCTCATAGGTTTGAGATAATGAGTTCATTTCTGTATTTAATACTTTAATTGCAGCAGTTTTATCTTTTGTTCGTGCAATAAAACCTGCTTCAGCTAAATCCAATTTTTGTTGAACAGTTAAAATTTGTCCTACTGCCCCCATTGTAGTTTGGGTTACTGTAGTACCTTCTT